TGGAGTGAAGTTTAGATTCACAACCGAATTATTATTACAAGCTGCAGCACATGCTAAAGAAAGAGGCATGACCTTAGATGAATATGTAAAGGAAGCTGCACAAATGGCACAAGAAAATGAAAAAACTAAAAGAAATTCTAGCGAAGATAACGACTAAGCTAAAAGCTTTTTGGAACTGGTTAAAAAGTTTATTTACAACTTATTATGTTTTAAAGGTAAGTTATAATGCTACTTGGGGAGATTCAGATGACCAAGAATTTATAGTAAAAAAGTTCATTAAAAAACAAGAAAAGTTCTTATCCTTTATTACAAGAGAAGGTGAGTTAGTAGAAATACGAGGCGCAGAAGGACTTAATTATAGGATAACACAACTATGAACCAATTTTATATAGCAATTATTATAGTATTAGGGTTAGGAAGTTACTATTTATACCAACAAAATCAAATACTTACAGCAAATAATATGGCACTTGAAAGTGCAGTTGCTACACAAGAAGAAGCAATTAAAACAATGCAGAACGATTTTGCATTGCAAACACAACAACTTGGAGACTTACAGAAAAAGTCACAAGAAGCTCAGTTGGAAATGAATAGATATTTAGACATTTTCAAAAGACACAATTTAACAAAATTAGCAGCAGCAAAACCTGGACTGCTAGAACCAAGAATAAATAAAGGAACAAAAGATGTATTTGATTCAATCGAAGAAATTAGTCGCACCATTGATAGCCTTGATGATGGCGTCGAGTTGCAGCCTAATTCCAACTAAACAAATAGAAGTAACAGCAAAACCAATGGACAGGATTATTACCCAGCCTGTTCTACCAAGAGAAATAGATTTGAAAGAGCCTCTGTGGTATGTTGTTAGTGATAAAAACATTGATGAGTTTCACGAAAGATTAACAAAAGAACATGGGCAAGTAGTGTTTGTAGCAATGTCAATACCAGATTATGAGTTGATGTCTTACAATATGCAAGAACTAAAAAGATATATTACAGAACTAAAAGAAGTAGTAGTATATTATGAAAAAGTAACAGACCCCGAAGCACTAAAAAGTGTGGAATAAATTAATACAATTTTTCAAAGACTGGCATTACTTTAGAGAAATGAATAAAGGTGCTAAGTTTTTTGACAGGAATCCAGTAGTTCAAGGACGATTTGAAGAAATAGAAGATTGGCTTGAACATTTGGAAGATAGAGTAGCAGAACTAGAAGATGGAGAAAAATGATTTTTTATGGATGCTGAAGCCTATCAGGGATAAAAGTTGGTTAATTAGAGAAGCAGGTATTCTCGCAGATGCTAAGAGAGCAGGGGTAAATAATGTTCGGAGAACTAAAAGAATTATTAAAAAATGATATAGTAGATATTACATTTGTATCTATGGTATCAAACAAAGAATATACGATTCCTTGTACATTGAAGGAGTCGCTAACAAACTCGAGAGTAAATCAATCGAACTCAGATAGTATCGTTTGTTTTAGACTTGACCAAGAACGATGGGAAGATATAAATTTAAACTCTATCGTATCTTACAAAGGCTCAGATTATTGAGCGAGGTTTCTTAGGAAACGGAGATAACTATGATAATGGAAATAGTCAGCACAGTTACTTTAATAGTAACAATTGCAAGTTTAATTGCGGCGTCAACACCGACACCAAAGGACGATGCTATGATTGCTAAATTATATACATTTATAGACTTATTAGCACTTAATATCGGAAAAGCAAAGGATAAAGGAAATGGCTGATGAAAGGTTTAGTGGAGATTTATCAAGAAACGAAGTAGAAATAGACTTAAGTAAGTTTATGGAACTCGTAAATGAAAACAGCAGTCTTAAAGCTGAAATTGCTGAACTAAAAGCCAATAAAGAGCCAGAGAACCCTTGGCAGCGTTGGATATTCTTATCGAATATGATTGATGCTTGGAGAATATTTCCAAGAGCTTTTCTATCAGTATATATTTTCTTATTATACTACGCAACAATGTGGTTCATGAACTTAGAAGACCCAACACTCGAACAGTCAGGATTAATTTCTGTGATTGTAGGTGCTGGAGCAGCTTGGTTTGGACTCTATGCTGGCACAGCAAAAGATAAGATAAATTCAAAGTAACCAAAAAATAGTTCTTGACATATGTTTATAATTTTAGTATAATATATTTATGAAAAAAATTATGGATAGAAAAACCTGTCAAATGTGGAACTCTGAGACTAAGTCCTTTGAGACTTGGTATATTGATGAGTGCGAAATCTGTGGTAAATCCGTAGATACAAAAACAGGTGAATGTAAAGAATATAAGTGTTGGACATAAATGAATTTATTCTACTTAGACGAAGATTTAGACAAAGCAGCCCAGTATCATGTTGACAAGCATATTGTCAAGATGCCGCTTGAGGCTGCTCAAATCTTATGCACTACTATATGGATAGATGAATTATTAGGGTTCGTTCCTCGAGCTCTTAACGCAGAAGAACGTGAAGTGATGAATAAAGCAAAAGCTGAAATCAAACACTTACCTCTTGAGGAACGTCCCTACCCCTACCTACCAATGATGTACAATCATCCTTGCACAATCTGGGCAAGAGAGTCATTGGATAACCATGAGTGGGTTCATTGCTATGCTAATGCATTGAATGATGAATATCACTATCGTTATGGAAAATTACACAAATCAGTGGAAGAAGTAGTAAATAAACTACCTGAGCCAAAGAATTTACCTCGTGTAGGATTTACAACATTTGGACTGGCAATGCCAGATGAGTTGAAAGATTATGATAATCCGATACAAAGCTATCGTGATTACTACCATTTGGATAAAGCAACATTTGCAGCATGGTCTTATCGTGAAAAGCCTGATTGGTGGAATGAAGACTATGCTGATTATGAAAAAAGGATTACAGCAAGATGATAGAGATTTATGGAAAAGATAACTGCCCTTATTGCGATATGGCAAAAGGTTTAGCAGAAAGAAAAGGATTTGAGGTAGTATATAAACAACTTGATGTCGACTATGGATTCAGTGAAATGAGAGAAAAATTTCCTGGTGCTAGAACCTTCCCACAAATAATAAAAGATGGGGAATACATTGGCGGATATAGCGCTTTGGAGCAGTTAATTGGTGGATTATAAATTTAAAGAAGATGTAGTATTAGAAAATCTACGTAAGTACATAGATGAAACCTACAATCAACATTACAGTATGAATAAAATTCAATCTACTGAGTTTATATTTGATGCAGGACATGGTGAAGGTTTTTGTCTTGGAAATATAATTAAATATGCTCAGAGATATGGAAAGAAAAACGGAAAAAATGAAGCAGATCTAATAAAAATAGCACACTATGTAATAATACTACTAGGACAACATTCAGAACAAAATTACACTCAAAAATATAATAATGGCAATTAAAACAAGAAAACACGAAAATTTAACAGAAACAAATGTACAACACGTAATAGAGTTATTAAATGGAGAAAATCCTATAACTAAAAAAGAAGCGTGTAATATATTAAATATAAGTTATAACACTACAAGATTAAGCAAAATTATACAAGACCACTTAGATACAGTGGCATACAGAGAAAGACGCAAAGCTCAAAACAAGGGCAAAGGCGCAACAGAGATGGAAATAAAACAAGTAGTAAATTTCTACTTAGATGGAAGTAATATTTCCGACATAGCAAAACATTTATATCGCTCACCAGCTTTTATTAAAGCAATAATAAATAGAATAGGTGTTCCTCAAAAGTTAGCTATGACAGACTACGAAGGAAGAAAGAATGCAATGCTTCCAGAACAGTGTGTATCTGATGAATTTGAAGAAGGAGAAAGAATCTGGGCAGTTAAACAAAACTACCCAGCAGTTGTAAAAAGAGAACTTAAACCCGAACAAGCAGCAGAAAGAGGATATAAATTATATCTATGCTATACAATAGAATGTGGTCAAGAAGATTTAAGAAATACTTATTTTCCACATCTAGAGTATGCAGGTAAATTTCATGCTTTACCAGCTTATGACATGGGTAGATTAAAGCATTTACAGCAGTATTTATAATATAAAGGAGACTAGGGATGGAAATATGGCAGATTATTGCTGCAGTATACTTGTCGGGTGTACTCGCTGCAATGTATTCAATATGGTGGCCATCATATAAATTAATAAAAGTATTGGCACCAGCTAATATAATGGCACAAAAGCCTATACTTTCAACAATTATAGTCTTTATAATATTTCTAATATTTTTTCCTTTTTTAATATTAACATTTATATATCCTTCTAATTTAGATAGGTTTATAAGAGGCTTCGTTAATGGAGTGATTGATATTAAATAATGGCATATAGTAAAGAAGTAAACGATAGATTTTATGGAGTATTAAACTCTCCAAAGCAGTTTAGTGTGGGAAGATTTGACCCAAAAGACCCGAATGTAGCAACAGGAATGGTTGGAGCACCTGCTTGTGGTGATGTAATGAAATTGCAGTTGAAACTTGACAGCGC